TTTTTTGTACTCGGTGTAAGAGTCGAACTTACAACCAATAGTTCCTAAGACTATCCGCACTTCCGTTAGCGTAACCGAGCGATTGCAGAAAACAAGGGAATTGAACCCTCACCGCTTTTATACGGACTCGATTAGCAGTCGAGCGCAACAAACCAATATTTGCCTATTTTCTATTTTGCGGAAGTAGTAGGACTTCAACCCACACGGCATAAATACCCAACACTTTTCAAGAGTGCGACCCATAGAGCGACTTGGTTTATACTTCCATTTTATTAGTGGGCGTATCGGGATTCGAACCCGAAATTGTCACCGCTTAAAGATGATGTGCTTACCGTTTCACCATACGCCTATGTGAAGAGAATCTTAATTCTATAAATTGTAGTTCCGAAACCTACAGTTTGCCTAAGCCTAAAATTACGTTCTCTCTCCGTGGGGAAGGTAGGATTCGAACCTACATAGAATTAACGACAGTTTTACAGACTGCTGATTTCACCCGCTTACCATCCACCCCAAAATAAAAAATCCCTAAACTTACGAATAGGGATTCTAGTATATATTGTTTAATTTATATCATACCAAAGCCCCTTCGTTTTTCAACGAATAACTTAACAATAGATATAAACTTGTATTTTTCATACGGCAAATGTAATAATAAATATTTAATATGTCCTAATTTTAAATTGTAAAACACCTCTATCTTCAATTTCAGGTTTATAACTTTCACGATTACATCCCATTAAAGCATAACCCGAGGCCATTGAAATATCAAATTTTGTTCTATCTTTAATATTAAAATTAGCCCAATCCATTAACATAGCGTTAAAAGGACAAGAACCGATTTCATTTTCTTCTCGAATAGGATGCAAATCATCTCCTTGCTCGTAATAACCTACATATTTGTTTATAAAGTTTTCGATTTGCGTCCAGTGCATTTGATTTACGTCAGGACTTGTTCCAGGAACACCTCCAAGCATTTTTTCTGTAGGAGACAATCTATTGGTAGGTTTATCAAATCTTCTTAAAGAATATCCTGTATAGCCACGATTAAGAAAATGATATAATAATCTAGGTTTGTTATTTTCTATTAAAATAGGCATCCCGAAAAACACACACGACATCAAACAATCTTCGAAAAATATTTCTGCTGTTTCTGGTCTTGCGTTATATAACAAAAAAGGAAAGTTACTAGGAATATTTTTCATGGTAAATTTAGTGAAGCCGACAATCGCTCCTTTTGAACCTAAATCATATTCCGATCCATTTTCTGTGTTTATTATTTTTGAATCTACAACTGCATTTATATCATAAGAATCCGCACCCAGACAACCTAAATCTTCATTTAACGGATGCTTACTTCGGCCACCAAAGATATTGTTTTTTAAAACCCAACGATTTTGCAATTGTTTTTCAGGAATCCAACTTAACAAAAATCTTCCTTTATGAGATGGAACCCAAATAACTTCGGTATCTTTTACCCCATCTTTCCACATAAAATTCCCTCGAACTAAAGTATCTTCAATATCTACATTATTATTATGAGCAATTTGATCATTTAATTTTTCAAGATTAAACAAACTAGATTTAGCTTCATCACGAAATGCTTCATCAATAGTCATTGGAAACGCTCTTAATTCCTCGTTGTAAAGAATATCGGATTGTTTTCTTTTAGACCTTCTTCTGTTTTCTAAAAACTGTATTGAGCCTTCATAAATTTTATCGCCATACACGTTGACAAAATGCTCTCCTTCTGCAACTACTGTATGGCAAACTCCATATTTATCAGTAAACAATTCCATATTTTTATGAGCAGGTAAGAAAAAAGCATATAGTCCTGTTGAAGTTCGTTTTGTATGAACATCTCTTTTAGAAATAATAGAACCTCTATACATTTTATAGAACGCAAAGCCTCCTTTAGCCATTGGATTTACAGTTGAACCAACGTATATTTTACCTACAACTCTACCTCCGTTTTCAATGGTTGGAGAAACCCTACCCCAATATGTTTCTAATGAGAATGGAGGCAAAGGTTTTGAAGCTTCGTCAATTAGCAAACGTGTCATTCTTTGTCCGTCATAAGCAGATTCGGTAGTAGTTTTCCAATTGAGCAAGGTGTTAAGATAGTCGTCGGTATTATTGTCTTTTTTCTTTTTAGCAGTTTTGGTAGAATCTGAAGGCTTGGCAAACTCAACTTCTGTTTTACTATCTATTTTACCTTTAATTACCGGTATAAAGAAAAAAGGTAAATTTTGAATACCATAAGTCATTTTAAGGAAAGCTTCTTGAGCATCATCGCCTGTTTTGGAAATCATCCCTAATTTAGAATTAGAAATACTTGTTCCGTCGTTAATCATTTCGCAAATTATTTGATATGTGAACCCTGTCCTTCTTGATTTTACGAATAATTCACCAAGACATCTAGGGTCTAACACGCACGCACGAGTAAAATAAAACATTTCCAATTGAGCAAATCGAAAATCCATAAATGAACCCGTATCTAACATTTTCACGTGCTGAAGCGCCATATAATGTGCAGGGGTTAAATAGATAGCTTCTCCTTTGTTCATAAAGAAAACACCTTCTCTTCTACGTTTGAATTCATTCATTATGAACTCGTAGTACATATCTTCGTTTTCAGGAGTAAGTCCGCTTGGTAGCTCTGTTCTTCTCCAATATTGTTCTTCAATTGGCAAATCCGAAAATAAAATTTCTTTTTTATTTTTAGGAGGAACAGGCAACATAATATTCAATCCGTCAAGATTAATTACTTTGCCTTTGGTTCCAAACGGACAAATCATTACGCTATCTGTTTTTTCATCATACCAATCTTTATGATAGTCTTTAGCAGGATAAAATTCTTGATTGGCAAATTTCTCAGGGAATGAACGTTTAAATTCACGTTCTTTAAAATCTAATAAATCAGCATCTAATTGGAGTTTCAAAGACAAAACTCCTGAATTTATTTCATTGATTGCTCTAAAAATAATAGGCTTACTTTTAATAGCAGTTCCGTATTTTTCAGTATCTAATTCGCTAAATGCAATTTTCTTTCTTAAAGCCTGACGTAATACTTCTATAGAGTTTTCACCTGATTTAATTAAAGATTTTGCGTGTTTTCGTAGTTTTTCTTGACTTGGCGCATTAGGACTTTCTTGCCATAATTTTATCATTTCTTTTGTAGCAGAAAATGATTCAAGCCTTGATTTCATCAAATTTGCCAATTTATCGTCGTCAACATCTAAAATGTTTACGCTTAAATTCATTCCTTCAATAGAATCTTTTATTGCGATTTCAATGTCGTCACTCAATCCTTTCATTTCAATTTAAATTTAGAATAGTCAAATATACAACAAAATAGAAAAACTTTATCGCAATGTAAATTAGTATAGAAAATTATTATCTTTGTCTAAACATTTACTATACAATGGATAACAACGGAAAAGAATTTATATCTTCAAACATAGTATTTCCCAGTCAATTAGATTCGTTTGAAAACAAGAAAAAAACGGAATGGGGACTTAGATTAGCTCAATGTATTCAATCCGAGTGGTTTTTTGGCTATAATGTTACCAATCAAACTGTTTGTAGATTCTATACCGAACGCAATCAGCTTATCGAAAGACGTATGTATGCCAAAGGTTTGCAATCTATGGATAAATACAAACAAGCTTTTAAATCCGATGGAGATAAATCATTTTTAAATTTATCGTCTCAGCCAATTTCTATAATTCCCAAATTGGTTGATGTAGTAGTAAATGGAATGTGCGATAGAGGATATTCTGTTAAAGCAACTGCTATTGACCAAGCTTCTACTAATGAACGAATTGCTTATAGAAGAAGAATTGAGGACGACCAAAATGCTAAAGATTTTATTGTTGCTGCCAAAGAAAAGCTAGGAGTTGATGTCGGTAATTTGCCAATTGACCAAATTCCAGAAACAAAAGCAGAGTTAGACTTGCATATGCAACTAGAGTACAAGCAATCTTTTGAAATGTCAGAAGAATTAGCTATCGATATGGTTTTAAAAGAAAATCGTTTTGAAGATACAATTGACCGACAAATAAAAAATGATTTGACTGTATGTGGAGTTGCTTGGGCCAAACATAAATTCTGTCCCGATAGAGGAATTCTTTTAGAATATGTAAATCCTGAAAATAAAATTCAATCGTATTCCGATGATCCATTTTTTAAAGATTGTTTTTACCACGGTGAATTTAAAGTAGTTCCAATTAGCGAAGTGTTAATAGAATTTCAATGGTTGAATGAACCGGGTAACGAAGATAAAAAAGCACAATTAGCGAGTTCGGCAGTACAATGGTGGGATTACCATAGAATTGCTCAAGACCAAAGAATACGAGGAACAACCAATTTGCTTTATTTCACTTATAAAACTACTCGTGACAGGGTAAAAAAAATAATTGAAGCGGATTCAGGAAGCAAAGAGATTGATGATTTTGAAACTACTGAAAACAAGAAAAAAGACTTTAGAAAATACAAAAAAGCTACAATTGCTGAAGAGATATTATTTGAAGGAGTTTTGGTATTAGGAACTGATATAATGTTGAAATGGGAAGTTTCTCAAAATATGTCAAGACCTAAATCTAATCGACAAAAAGTAATTGACCAATATATTGGAATTGCTCCTGGAAAAGAAAGAGGTTATATAAATTCTCTTGTAGCTAGAATGATGCCTGTTGAGGATAAATTAAATATTTTAGAGTTAAAAGCAGAACAGATTATTCAAAAGATAATGCCTGATGGGTTTATTATTGACCCTGATGCAATTGCCGAATTAGACTTTGGAGGCGGTAATAAACTTACCGTTCAAAATATGGTTGATATGTTTTGGCAAACGGGTAGTATTTTTGCAAGAAGTTTTGGAGCCAATGGCGACCCAATGTATTCAAAACCAATTACCGAATTAAGAACAGGCGATTCGTTAAACAAACTTCAAGTCTTGCGAGTAGAAAGAGAAGGCTATATGAATTTAATGCGTGATGTAATAGGTTTAAATAAAGCCTCTGACGCATCAAATCCCGATAAAGATACTTTGGTAGGTATTCAAAAACTTGCTTCTTTAAATAGTAATGTAGCAACTCGACATATTTTAGACGGAGCTAAATACATTACTAAACTTTTAGCTGAAGGAATTTGTTATCGAGTAGCGGATTTATTAAAATATTCGGATTTAAAAGAAGATTTCGCTAGAAAAATTGGAGCAACCGCTGTAATGGATTTAGAAGAAATAAAAGACTTGCATTTGTACGATTTTGCAATTTACATTGATTTGTATTTAGATATAGAAGAAAAAGCCAAGTTAGAAGCTGATTTGTCGGTTGAAATACAAAATGGAACTTTGAGTTTTGCTGACAAATATCGAATATTGTCAATTCCTAATTTTAAATATGCCATTGCTTATGCTTCGGTTTTACGTCAAAAACGTATTAAAGAAATGCAAGCGCAGAAAATACAAGAAATGCAAGCTCAGGCTCAAGCTCAGGCTCAAGCAAACGCTCAATCAGCACAAGCAGCGGAAGGCGCAAGACAACAAACTGCGCAAATTGTTGGACAAATTGAAATGCAAAAACAACAATTGGTTAATCAAGGATTGGTACAAAAAGAGCAAGTAAAAGGAAATGAGCAAAGACAAACCATAGAGGCTAAATTCTTAGGAGATTTTCAAATTGCCCAATTGGAAGCAGGAGCGCAAGTCCATAAGACTAATACAATCGAGGATAGAAAAGACCAACGTTCGGCAGAAGAAGCAACAAGAAACTCCAAAATGATTAAGCAAAGAAAAGAAGAAAAAGCAGAGCCAATTGATTTTGAAAAAGAAGAAGTCAACAACGAAATATTTGAATTATAAACAACGCTAAAAAACAATAAAATGGCAACAATAAAATTAAAAGATGAAAGTACAAAAACCTTTTCAATAGACGGGGTTTGTTACACAAAAGGGGATTACAGATTGCAATACAACGCTAAAAAAGAAGTTTTGATAATTCCTAAAGCGGTTGCAAATATTTCTAACTTGTCAGGGTTGCCATTTAAAACACCTACAGCTTGGACTTATTTTGTAGATTTAGACGATAATCCATATAATTCTTTTGAGGAATTTTCATTAGCAATTTCCGACGCTATAAATTTTAATTTGGGAGAAGAGGCTCCCTCACTTCAAGAAGTTACGGATAAAGGGAATATTACAAATAATGCTATAATAATTCAAACAAGCGATTATGAAGGTAGTTATAACGGAGAATCTGTAACATTAGCAAATAACATTACAGGAGCAGTATCTAGTTTAAGTCCAGATGGCTTAATATTAAATGCTACGGGGGGGTTTGGTCAAGGGACTATTACGTCAAATTTATTAACAGATTCAAGGTCTTATGAATTACCTAATCAAAGCGGAACATTAGCATTACTTCCTGAAATCGAAAATGATTTTGCAGATGATTCCGCTGCTGCAACAGGAGGAATAGCAGTAGGTGCTTTATATCATACGTCAGGAGTTGTAAAAATACGGCTTTCTTAATTTAAGAATAAAACCCTATCAATTACGATAGGGTTTTTCCATTTCCGCTGAAATGTAAGCGTACTTCTTACTAAATAATCACTACTTGCTTCTCGCCTTTGGATTTTGTGGAGAAAGAAAGGACTCGAACCTTTGACCCTTATTACTGTTTCCGAACGTTAATTCTACATAGTGCGCACTACTAACAGCTTTTCTTTGGCTCTAACCAACTGAGCTACTTCCCCAATTTAGGGAGTTTTTCGCACTCCCAAGTTTCGTAACTATGCGCTCATTCTTAATGGCTCATTGTTAAGTTTTATAACTTTTACAGTTAATTTTAAAATAATTCTCTTTATTGCTAGCTTACCATAGTCAATTCCATTCAGCCCCAAAATAGTCATTTATATATCGGCTAACCAAACCATAGAAACTATACACGGCATCTATTTGAGGAGCTGGCGAGATTCGAACTCGCGTGTTACAATAACTTACAATACGTCATAAAATAATTTTTGTTTTTATAAAATCCATTTTTTATATACTCTTTTAGAAGAAATATCCCTTATTGTATGATAATTTATATTTGAATCTTCTGATATTTTTTTTAAAGATAATTTACCCTCGTTAATTATTTTAACAATATTTAAAACTTGTTCCTTTGTTAATTTTCTCATAGAATTATTAACTTTTGGATTTTGTTTTCTTTTTAAAATATTTTCTTTTGTAAAAAAGCCATTAATATAGTTTCCGTTTTTTATTCCTTTGGCTTGTCTGTTTTTAGAATTTCTATCATCCATATTGTCTTTATGGGTTCCTAAAAATAAATGCTTAGGATTAATGCATTTTGGATTATCACACTTATGACAAACAAAATCAGACGAAACTAAATCTTTATTATAAAACAATTGATAAGAAACCCGATGCATTAGAAATCTAACTTTTATCTTATTTATATAAGATTGCATTAATCCATACCCATCTTTATTTAAAATATTGTATTCTATACAATTATTTGTATCAGTATAAAATAAGTTAAAACGATTTATAACACTTTGTTTTAATTCCATTAGCAAATTTACCAATTTTAATCAATTTGTCAAGTATAATAGAAAAATAATATCAAAATGTTTTTTATTATAAACTTTTTCTATCTTTGTTTAAAATTTACAATCTAAATTCAAATCACAATGTCAGAAGAAATTGAAAAAATTGAGGAAATAGTTGAAGCTACCGAACCTAAAACAGAAGAAGTAGTTAATACTTGGAAAGTAGTTGATGAAACAAATGAAGTTCATCCTTCTTTTGTAGAGCAACCAAAAGAAGCAGAAAAGGTAGATGAAGTAATTATTGACCCGAAAGAGGAAGAAAAAATCGAAGAAAAGGTTGATGAAAAAGTTGATTTGCCAATTATTGACGAGCAAGTTATTCTAAAAGAACTGAATGAAAAATATGGGTTTGACGCAAAATCTTTAGACGATTTAAAACCTAAAGAAATTGCCAAATTAGACCCTGAAACCGAAAAGTTTTTAGAGTACAAAAAAGAAACAGGTAGAGGCTACCAAGATTTTCTTGAAACACAAAAAGATTTTACTGCCGAGCCAAAAGAAAACGTTCTATTGCAATATTTAAAGTTGGAAAACCCAACTCTTAATGATAAGCAAATCGAAAGACTGTTTAAAAAAGAATATGAAATTCCTGAATTTGCTGATGATGATGAAATCACAGATAAGGAAATAAACATAGAAAGAGATTATCAAAAAGGATTAAAACTTTTAGAAAGTCAAAAAGAAAAGTATATGGTTCCCAAGGGTCTTGATGAATCAGT